TAAATAAATGGAGGAGATACGCAAGTACCATAACGAGTCCAAGCGTCTCCTCATCCAATCGGCTACCCGCGAAGGCGACAGTATTTTGGATGTAGGATGTGGATTCGGTGGTGATCTCCAGAAATGGAAACATGCTGAAGCGAACATAAGTATGTGTGAACCGAACCCAGATTCACTTAAGGAGGCTAAGTCGCGCGCAAAGAACATGAAAATACGCGTTAATTTTTACGAGGGTGATATATTCGCGTGTCCTCATAGGAAATACGATGTTATCTGTTATAACTTTTCGTTACACTATATATTTGAATCGAACACGTTATTCGAGACGTCTTTATTAGCAATTAAGAATAGAATGAAACCCGGAGGTGTTTTTATAGGAATCATACCGAATTCCGATAAGATTATCATGAAAACACCAGTAAAAGACGAGTTAGGCAACTACTTTTTAATGAAACATACGAGTTCGGGTAGGTTCGGTGAAAAGTTATACGTCCACTTAGCTGATACACCGTATTACGCGAGTGGACCTAAAGTCGAACCTATAGCGCACAAGGACATGTTGTTTACGCGCATGGAAGATTTGGGGTTTACTTTAACATTGTGGGAAGATCTTAAAGGGAACCCGGTTTCGGATTTGTATAGTAAATTTAGGTTTGTGTATAAGAAATGATTACTTATTTTTATTATTAGAGTTTACCTAATATTTTATCTCACTTTATGATAAGATGATACTCGCGTTAATACTCCTTATCATAAATATACTCATATTCGTCAATACGAAAGAACCTAAGGAATTAACCGAGGTTCGCGAAAAGTATCAAGTTCTCAGGGAACACCTCAAGGAAACCAATAACGAGGAATTCGATATGTTATACGACGAAATTCCTATAACTGCACATTACCGTATTTCAAGGGGGGCCGTAGGATATAATTCTAATAAGGGATACGAAATAGGTTTATGTATAGACGGTAACGTAAATGAAATTTTCCACGTTCTTTTACATGAACTCGCGCATGGAACAGTAAAAGAGTATTCGCATAGTAAAGAGTACTGGAAAAATTTCAAAAAGTTACGTGAAATGAGTATCGATTTAGGTATATACCAGGAGATAACTAAAAAAACCAAATTCTGTAACAAGTACGTACAGGATAAATAATCTTTGTTAGTATTAATAAAGAAACATGGCTGAAATAACATTTAAATCACTCGGTCAATCAACATTCCTGTGGGCACTTCTCATGGGTATGAACACATCACCTTTAATTTTTGATAACTACTGGTTTAACATAACACTCCTACATTTTATCGCGCCCGTTTTCATTAATAGGTTAATGAAAGGTGGTGCATTTTTCGGGTACGCATCTCTTGACTTCCCTAGCCTTATATTGATGTCATTCTTTGCATTTCTTTTTGCTATACTTGTTTCTCAAATTTTTGATAAGAAAATACAAGAACACTATAAAAATTACGGTAAAGATGCGAGAAGTACAGGCATTGTCTATTCACTTCGCGTAACTGGTTTTATAATTGGTATGATTTGTGCATACCCTTTTGTTACAAGAGAACACGGTTTAAATGGATACTTTATAAATTCATTTAATTAAAAGTAAATTTTAAGCATACCTTTTAGCTATATAAAAAACAATCGCAGCAACTACACCAGTTGATGCTAAACCAATCATACTTCGGTTCCCTTGGTCGTTAAGAAATGATGGCACGAAATTCGCTAGTTTTTCTTGAACTGGCTTACTAATTGCTATCGCAGTACAAACCGCGACGACGAGAGCTTGAAATTGTTCATCTGTTAAATTAAATGGGTTTTTAGAATCCGAAGATTTATTTTCGGAAGATACCTGTTGCTGAATAGGTTGTTGTTGCGCCATCATTGGTGCTTGCATTAGAGACTGAGTCATACGTGGATCCTGTGCCATCATTGGTGGTTCGAGTGGCGCTTCTGCTTGACCCATAATATCAGAAATTGCAGTTGAGTCCATTGTTTGTTTATTTTGACCTATATTTTTTTCAAGCATAATATTCGGCATTTCTTGACGTGTCGGTGGTGGTAAAGTAGGAGGATTTTGAGTAGCAGAATTATCATTAGCAATAAAATTCGTTGATTGATTAGAATTTAATGCAACCATACCATCCCCGGAGGTATCAGAAAGATTCATAGTATATAAGTCAGTCATATACTTATACACAGGTTTTTTCACTTTTAATGATTACGCGTTAGCCTGGACTATTATCGTAAAGTATATTTTGGGTATAAAAACCCAAACGTTTTTACAATTCTAGGTAAATCGTTCAATTCATCGTAACTAGACATATCGTGATCTATATAAATCGTTTTAGTTTCATGACATACATCAATCAATACACGATACCCATCGTCTTTATCTGGTGTTTCAGTTTTCAATTCTTTGTATATTGTGTACGATGGTATAAAAGCTTGCTCTGGTATTCTGAATATGTTTAATGCTGAACTTATTCGTCTAGAAAAAAGCCGTATCATTTCTTCTTAATAACTTTTAAAGCAGTCGTCTTTTTAACTGTGTTACGATCACCAAGTTTCATGTTACCGTGTCTTGGATTAAACATCTTTTTGTGTGTTTGCCAATATTGTGGCGCGCCCACCTTGAAATTTTTACGTAAGGTTGCCTTATACCAAAAAACACAATCCTCTATTCTATTACTTTTTGATGTATTATCCAAAACTAAACACTCGTAATTTTCCGTACACGAGTCCATGACCTTATTAAACATCTCGAATGTAGGAAAAATTCCAAAAAATGATTTATACAACTTTTCACGATTTTGAATAATGTTTTCACGAAGAATAAACACGTAATCGACGTTTGCCCTGAGTGCTGGAGGAAGATCCATACAATATTGCATGGTTAACATGAAAAATATCTTCCAGTGACGACCGTTCATAAAACATTGACGAATACACGTATCTTTCATGAATTTTGAATCATACATACAATCATCTAAAAGAAGAAAAGCGCCACAATTTGCTTTACCTGCACCAACGAGTTTCCTTTGTCTATCCATGACACGTTCTATTGCTTCTCTGTCGTAATCACCGTATATAAAAAGGTCAGGTACGTACTTTTGATAATAGTGATTACCTTCTTCAGTCGCCGATAAAACAATACCGGCTGGTAAATGTTTCTTATGGTACAAAATATCCGTAACAAGCGTTGATTTACCGGTATTACGTTTCCCTATAAAAACACAAACTTTGTCATCCGCCATGTTTTCAGGTTTGAATTTCCGAAGTTGAAGATTCATCTATCTTAACGCCTCGTTTTATTTTATAAAATTTTACTCACATAAGATAAGAATGGCTGGTAGAATAAACCTTGCTGTCACTGGAGCTCAGGACCAATGGCTTACTGGAGAACCCGAGTTTTCGTATTTCCTTATGAACTTTAAAAGACATACTAAATTTTCAATTGAGGCTTTGGAAACACCGATAGACGGTAATGTTGATTTTGATACATCCATAAAATGTACAATACCTTCGAATAAAGGGGACCTTATTAGAAGCATTATGCTTAAATTTACTTTACCACAACCAACGGGTACAAAAACATCCTCGAACCATGATATTCGTTATATTAAATCTATAGGAGCAAATATAATAGAACACGCAGATTTACTCATTGGTGGTCAAACCATTGAACGTATAACGGGTGATTATATTTACATGTATAACCAATTACACCATAACGGTGACGATATAAACCAAACACTCTACTTTTTAACAGGACATAACGAATACATAGCCGTTACTTACAATTGGGATTATAATGTAATGTTACCGTTTTACTTTTTCAGACACCCGAGTTTAGCAATACCCGTGTGCGCACTCAAAAAACAACTCGTCGAGATTCGAATCAAGTTCAAAAAGTTAAGTGATGTGACACTTCAATATTATTACGGTGCCACACCCAAAGAAAGTGAACCACCTTCGGATGTATCTGCAAGTATGAAAAAGGTATCACTCATTACGGATTTCTTTTTCGTTTCTGAAGACGAAAGAAATTTCCTAATATCGCGACCAATTGAATATGTCATAACACAACTTCAAATGTCAAGATTTAAAATGGATGTATCCCAAACTAAAAAAGCCGTTATGTTAAACTTTAAACACCCCGTCAAGGAAATGTTTTTTATAGCATACCCCGATCTAAACCTTACGGGTCACGTATTGTTAAAAAACGTAACCTTAAAGTTTAATAATCAAGAAATTATAAACACAGATTATAAGTCTTCTTTTACACAAGCTCTAAGAAAATATACAGGGTATCCAAACAATTTCGATGTACATAGTTTTTCACTATTACCCGAAACGTATTACCCAACGGGACAGGTTAATTTTAGTCGCATAGCACACCAATGGTGTGAAGTAAATTTACACAGGCAAAATAATGTAAAACCAACAGATGTATTTATATACGCAGTTAACTATAACATTTTACATATAGAAAGCGGTCTCGGGGGTTTAAAATTTTAGTAAGTTATACTAGTAATGGCCGGTCGTGTTCAATTAGAAACATCCGGTCCACAGGACATCTTTTTTACGGACGATCCCGAATATACGTATTTCGTAAAAAATTTTAAAAAACATGCCAACTTTGCCTCATTTACAACAGATTTAGACGTTGAAGGTGAAATTGAATTTGGTAATACAATTGAATGTACTATACCACAAGATCAAGGCGATCTCTTAAAAAATATTAGTATAAAAGTTGAATTGTCAGCTTTAGATCAGGATCTAAAATCACAAGTACACAATACAGACGCACAAGGTATAGGTTATAACGAAAGTATAGGACACGCCATGATAGAATATATAGAATTATATATTGGAAGCGAATTAATACAACGCATTCCTCGTGATTTCTTAGCTATATATTCGGATAACTATGTCACACAAACAAAACAAAATTGTTTAAAAGAACTTATAGGTAAACCTGCGGTTGAATATTCGGGTAAAGAAGTTCATGATTTATCAATACTAGGTAGTTTAGGGTATTCTACTACTGACAGTAATTATTTTATAGATATACCATTTTACTTTCATAATAATCCAGAACTCGCCATACCCTTATGTGCTATACAAAAACAGGAAATTAAAGTTGTTATAAAATTGAGCGAAATTAAAGATTGTATTTGGTGCCAAAGTGACACAAGCGGAAGTGATAGAGCTGTATATACAGGTTTATCACCTAAAAATATGATTAAAGAATTAAAAATTGTACCCGAACTAGTATCATTAACAGAAGAAGAAAAAATTAAATTGAAAGATACACCTAACGATTATATAATAACACAAATACAGGAAAACAAATTCACAATACCATCCAGTTCTACATCAGAAAAGTTCAGACTAGATTTTATAAACCCCGTAAAAGAATTATTTTTCCTTATACAGACAGAAAATTCAGGAATAGTTAATCAAAAATTTTACAGTGCATTCGATTACGATTTTTTTAACGGAATTTGGGATAACACATATATAAATTATGAACACCTTAAACATTTAGAATTAACATTGGACAATTCTGAAATTATTAATAAACAAACGGGTAACGTTATAAACTTGCGCGCTGTACAAAGCGGTATACATCATTCGCGAACACAACTTTTTAGAAGATATTATTCGTATAGTTTTGCTTTAGAACCTGAACGTTGGTATCCTACAGGTCAAATCAATTTTAGTTTAATTAAAGATAAAAATATAAAACTAAACCTAAATCCTCATAACTCCAGTAAAAGAGAACTTAGAGTTTTGGCACATAGTTATAATATACTCCGAGTGGAGAAAGGTACAGCTAGAACACTATTTTAATAAAAATGAATTTACAAGAAAAAGAAGCAACTGTAAACATAATCGAACAGTTACAAGATTCCGCTTTAAACATCATCCAACCTGTAATGGAACAATCCATGGTACTCGCGGCTGAATACGCAAGTGCATGCGGAAGAGACACTGTATTAGGTAAGGATATCGAATACGCGATGAAATATTGTGCAATGAACGAGGTGGGTAAAAAAATTGGAACACATTTTCCAGAAATTTATGACAGTGAAAATGATTCCGATGATGAAGAAGATGATATTGAAGTAATAAATGAAGAAGATGAAGATATTAAATTTGAAAGATACTCAGGAAGACAATATAAATACGTTAAAATGAACATGGCATACGATACTTGGAATACATGGACACCGAAAAACATGACAGAAATGATGTTAAAAAATGCTATAGATAGTAATGAACACATCGGGACCTAAGGGATGGACAACAAAAAATGATGATTATTTTCATATATCAGACGATACAGGCTCATCAGATAATGAAAATGATACCGATATCGAAACTGATACCGAAACTGAATCTGAATCATCATCAGGGTACAATTCAGGAAAAGAGGAAAAAACGAAAATGTTAAAAGGGTATATAAAAAATACAAAAAAGTATAAAAAAATTTTATTCGAAGACGATATGCTCCCAGAATAAAATCTGTATTTATAGTATAAAAAAATGTCCGCCGCTGCCGCTCAACAAGCTATTACACTTGTCGCCTCGGAACTCGAGTCGCAATCTCTCAACGCTATCGTCGCTGGTTTTTCCTTCGCCGCCGCCCTTTCGTGGGTTGACTTGGTCAGGTGGTTGGTTAACCAAGTTATCAAAGTTAACAAGAATGGTGGTATGAACTATACTCTCACAGCCTTGCTCACAACTCTCTTGTCCATCTTCGTCTTTATGGTCACTTCCAGAGTGTCCTCTAAGGTCAGCAAACCATCTGCGCCAATCTTCGCGGTTACGAAGTAATTTCAACTTTCTTTGGTTTTTTAATAACTAAAAGTAAAAATAAACCTACCGCAACTACCATAAATATAGGTATAAAAGCATCCCAGCTATGCACATCCTCACTAAATTCAGAGGGGATTTCCATAGGTGTAGGTAAAGTAACGCCCCGTTCATGTCTAGGTACAGTCTCCATTTTATCAGTCGAACATGTTACTGCTAATTTTAGTATATGATTTGCGTGTCTAAAATCGTAAGGTATAAGACGGTTATTACTACTATAGTAAAATTGAACACGTAAACTCGATATCGTTTTTTGTTTACCACTATCAAAATTATGTTCGACAGCATCGTCTACACCAGAATAATTGATCACGTCCCCACACATGAGTATTCGTCCAGTATAAAAAGGTGTATCCGAAAATACAGTCTTATTAAATTCATCAGATCCGCTACTCAGTTTTACAACAATAGCATCTGCACCCTGTAAATTAATACTACCAGTCGTCAACGAAGAACTACTCGATGAAATATCAGATGCTGGTAAACCAAGTATATCGTGTGGTGTAGTATAACCAGGGGAATTTGTATTATACCCATTCGTACCCGAATAGAATTTGAATGTAAAATCACCCGAGCCTGTAAAAGTTATTGCATTTGTATCTTTATCAAAAGTAGCACCAGTTATAACAGTACATGCAGTTTTTACAGCGTCAGCAAGTTCTTGACCGCTATAATTTCCAATGGGTATAGTTACAGTCTGAGTACTCCCACCGTTTGTTAACACTTGCATTTGATTATTCCTTTCGTGTATGAGAAACTGACTATTATGAATACGTGCTGATATCATGGAAATCTTAGTAACGTCATAAATAGGGTTTTTTAAAGTAACAACATAGTCTGCAGGATTCGAATAAGAAACGGGATCTCTTTCTCCACTATCTATGTCTAAGGTATATACCTTCATTAAAATATAGGAGCATTATTTTAATGAGTGTTTTACTTAATTAAATTATTTACGAAAGACTATGAGATAATGGATTATTAGCAAGTTGACGTTTTGGTAAATTTAATGCATCCTGAGAAGCATTAGGGTTAAGATTACCCTTATACGCATTGAATTGATTATAATCGTTCAATCTATATTGCTGCGTCCATCCACCATTGGCAGAGTTAACCCGTCCGTCTATACGTGATGTATCCGAACGAACACCTGTTAACATACCACCTTGGTTCAACGGATCGGCGCGAACATTCATTCGACCTGCACCTGCTGGGCGACCAGCTTTACCTCTTCTATCGGATGGTCTAAACCCAAACTTCATAAGTTCATCGACTGTGTTTGAATCACCATACACTCTATTTTCACCAATTTTAGTTGCGGGTGAATTCAAGTACCCGTGTGCAAATTTATTAACATTAGGAGCCGGCATGTTAGAATACTGATACGCTTCAATATTACCATCCTTCTTGTTACGCGTTGGTTCTGCTGCACGAGTTAAAGCAGAAACTGTTCTTTTGGGTGCAGCAGTACTGAGAGTATCAGTTCTGAGACCCGTTTCGGAACGGTTCGTCGTACGTTTTGTTTTTTCGTGTTCTGACCTTGGCACTCTACCGGAAAATCCTTGAGCACGACCACCCGTTGCTGGACGACGTTCCAAAAGAAACGATGTTGTTTCTGGTTTATTATGACCAATTTCACCAGCAACTCCTCTACGTCCACCATTAACGTCAAATGCAGGACCACTCCTCCCTGGAAGTGTAGTTAATTTATAAGCACCGACATTAACCGGGTTAACTCTAAAAAGTTGTTGATGACCACCAACCGATGGGACGTTTGGATCAACACCCAAACCTGGACCAACATTTTGGCGTTCAACTGGTGAAAGATTATTCATTATACCACCATC